GCTCTCTACACTCCTGCTGCGGGATGGCACGATGCCATCACTGACGGTGGTAACGGTATCAAGTCGTTCCTAAACATTCTCGAAGATGCTCGTATTGAGCGTAAGGTTAAGGACAAGTATCCTGGAATTCGCAAGAACTTCTACGCTGGTTACAAGGAACTCTTTGAGCGTAACTTCTTCGGCGTAGAGGGTCGCGACCTCGATACACTTCGCTTCATCGACCGTGTCAACCTTTATTACAAGGTTGGTGCTTTCCTGAACATTCAGTTCTCGGAAGATGAGAAGGCAATCCTGCGCCGCATCGACGTTCTAGAAACTTGGGAAGAAGTTTCGGCGTTGGCAACCGAACTCTACGGTCTCGCTAAGACTGAACAGACTCCCGAAGAAACTGCCTTTGATGAGTTGATGGATCAACTCGGTGGTATGATGGGTGATGAATTCGACATGGACTCATCTTCCTCTGCTCCTTCCGAAACCTCTGATGGTCAGTCTGATGATGAGTCGGAAGAAACCGATGACACGCAAGATGGCGAAGGTCAATCGGGTGGAATGACTGACGAAACTGACAATGAGAACACCACCTCTGAAACTGATGAAGATGAATCTGGTGAAAATGGCGACGATCAAGAATATGATTCGCGCGAACCAGATGGTTCAAAGGGGTTTCAAGAAGAACCTTATTACAACGAAAATCCTATCGCTGAAACCGACGAACACTTCCGCAATCGTGAAGACGAACTGGTCGATGATAAGTCGCGTCCATATGTCTATGGCAACCTGACGATCGTAAAACCTTCTGACTATATTATTCCAATGAAACGGGTGATTGATAGCATCAAGATTACTGTTCGTGATGGTTACAACACTGTCAATTCTGAAACTGATGCAACTAAGGTTTACAACGAATTTCGTGCGAACAACCAAAAGTATATCAATCTGATGGTTCAAGAATTCGAAATGCGTCGTAAGGCATCTGAGTTTGCTCGTGCGACTGTTGCTAAGACTGGTCGTCTTGACACTGATCGTTTGTGGGCACATAAGATCAGCGAAGATTTGTTCGCTCGTCACACCATTATGCCTAACGGTAAGAACCATGGCATGCTTATGTTCCTCGACATGTCTGGTTCTATGGACATGAACATGAAAGGCACGATTGAGCAGATGGTTACGCTGGCAATGTTCTGCCGTAAGGTTCGTATCCCGTTGGAAGTTTACGGTTTCATCAATAACCAGTTTGCTAAGTCTGCATTCCCTGCGCACAATCGTGAACATCGTGAAATTACCACTGGTGAAAACAAGAACGATATCCAGATTGCTGATTCAAATTTCTTCTTGTATCAGTTCCTCGACGGGAGTTGCTCTAGTGCACAGTTTAATAATGCTGTAAAAAAGTTGCTGCATCTTGGTCATGCATATGAAAATCGTCGTTCGTATGGTAGTTATAAAAATCTGATTTACAGGTATCCTGATCACTTCGGTCTTGGTTCGACTCCTCTCGAGGAATCAGTTATCGTTGCTCGCTCGATTGCTGAACAGTTCCGCTCGAAGCATCGTCTCGAAGTTCTGTCGACCGTGTTCTTGACTGATGGTGACGGTGACAATAACTTTAACACCAATACCTATAACTACTACGGCAATAGCAATCTGACTATTGAAGATGCTAAGACTCGTAAGTCGGTTACTGTGAAGTATGACCGCGATAAGGGTATGCGCTCTGCCTACTCGAAGGCATTGCTCGAACTCTACGGTCAGGTGACTGGTTCGCGAGTGATCAATTTCTTCATCGTAGGATACAGCGAAAAGCATACTGCTCGTCGTATGCTCGGTGATGACTTCAATTTCGATGCCAAGTGGAAGACAGAATGGGTCAAGGACCGTGTGTTCACTCTCGACAACCACGGTGGGTTCCACAATCGCTTCCTCGTTCCAGGTGGCAAGAACCTTCAGATTGGCGCTGATACTTTGCAGGTTGATAGTGAGAATACGAAGCAAATCTTCCAAGCATTCAAAAAGATGCAGAACGGAAAGCAAGCAAACCGTGTTCTGCTTACCAAAATGATTCGGGCAGTAGCATAATGATAGGGAGATGGTCTGTGTTAGAATTGATTGGTTTGTTGACAGTTTTGGTTATTGCATTTTATGTATTGGGTGCAATGTTTTTGATTGCGCTTTCGCTATGGCCGCTGTGGATAATCTTGTATCTTTTTTACATATATCGCAAGAATAGGGCTTGACTTTATCTCGTTTTTGGGGTATACTGTGTATATAATTTGAAAAGGAAAATTTTATTATGGTTGATTTCCCCTCTGAACTTGAAACTCTCGTCCTCTGCTCGTGGTCGCGTGATGAAAATGGTGTCCTTCGTGCTGTATATCCCAATGGTGCTGGGTTTATGCTTCTTCGCAATGAAACCGTTGAATATTATGACTTCTGCAATGACGGTTCTCATGAACTAGTTGAGTCGCGTGAGTTGATTATTTCTTAAAAAACTGTTGACTTCTGCTGCGTTTTGCGGTAGAATGTATTATATTATGATGATGTGAGGATGATGAATATGATTATGAACCGTGAAGCACTGCTTGAAAAACTCTCCGCCAACAACACCAAGAACGGTGTTTTCCTTAAGAAGGAAATCGTTGCCGCTGCCCGTGACCTTGGTCAGAAGGTTCCCTTCTGGTTGTTGAACATGACCGAACACCGTATCGGTCGTGGTAAGTATAACCTGTCTCCTCTGATGGTAGGCAACGTTACCCCGATGCCAGTTCGCGAAGCAGCGAAGATTGTTATCGCTCCTAAGTTGGAAGTTCTTATTGAGAACCTCGTTCCTGCTGCTGACACGACTTACGTTCCATTCGGTTTTTATAAAGATCTAATCAAGATCTTGAACGCTGGTGTGTTCTATCCGACGTTCGTCTCTGGTCTTTCTGGTAACGGTAAGACCACGATGATTGAACAGGCATGTGCCAAGTTGAAGCGCGAATGCCTTCGTGTCAATATCTCGATTGAAACCGATGAAGACGATCTGATCGGTGGTAACACCCTGATCGACGGTAACGTTGTTTACCGCGAAGGTCCAGTCCTGACCGCCATGAAGCGTGGTGCTATCCTCATCCTCGACGAAATCGACCGTGGTTCGAACAAGATGATGTGTCTTCAAGCAATCCTTGAGGGCAAACCTTACTTCAATAAGAAGACTGGTGAAACTATCTTTCCCAAGGCAGGGTTCAACGTTATCGCCACTGCCAACACCAAGGGTCGTGGTTCTGACGATGGCAAGTTTATGTCTGCCCAAATCCTCGACGATGCTTTCCTTGAGCGTTTCGCCATCACCGTTGAGCAGGAATATCCTTCCGCCAAGATCGAAAAGAAGATCGTGCTGAACAAGATGGAGAAGGCAGGAAAGGTCGACGAAGAATTCGCCGATAAACTGACCACGTGGGCGGAAATCATCCGTAAGACTTTCTACGACGGTGGCGTCGACGAACTGGTTTCTACTCGTCGTCTTGAGCACATCGTCAATGCTTACGCGATGTTTAATTCACGCAGCAAGGCAATCGAACTTTGCGTTAATCGCTTCGATGCCGATACCAAGGCAGCATTCCTCGACCTCTATAAGAAAGTCGACGTTGATGCAGTGCCAGATGATGGTGTGAATGAAGATGCATATTTTAACCAAATGACTGAAGAAGTCCCATTCTAAGGAGAAACTATGACAATTGAATACAGATATAATGAGGGTGATCTCCTACGGGAGATCACCGACTACGTAGATTCCACATATGATGGACATTACGCACAAAACCAATATCAGGCGACCGAGTTTATTATCGACGGTGGTCATGGTATTGGATTTACTGTTGGGAATATTTTAAAGTATGCTCAACGTTATGGTCACAAGGGAACACCTGAAGACTGGCGTAAGGATCTCATGAAGGTCATTCATTACGCAATCATTGCATTACATGTGCATGATGAAGAAGTTGGAGTCGAAGATGATTTCGACGAAAATACTTTTGTTCTAAACACCGATACTGAATCATTTACTACCATGGGAAGTGCAACAAATACCTTGACTTTCTTCAATAATGATAGTATAACTGATGGTGGTACTATTACTTTACCACGTCTTAAAACCTCTCTGACTACTAAGGATTAATATATTATGAAGATCTCAAATGAAACTCTCGCCGTTCTAAAGAACTTTGCCTCGATTAATACGAACATTGTCGTTCGCGAGGGTTCAGTTCTTGCGACCGTGAGTGAAGGTAAGAACATTCTGACTCTTGCCACTGTCTCCGAATCATTCCCTCGCGAATTCGCAGTGTATGATTTGCCCAACCTCCTTGCTCTTCTCAGCATCTGGGACGAACAAGATATCGAGTTTGAACAGTCGAGTATGTTCTTGCGTAAGGACAAGTCGGAATTCGAGTATGGTTATGCTGACCCATCAGTAGTTACCGCTGCTCCCTATAAGTCACTCGAGATTGATCCGTTCTTCACCTTCAAGATGACTGCTGCTGAGATTGGCATGGTCCAGAAGGCAGCATCCATTCTTTCTGCTCCGACCATGAGCGTTGTCTCAAAGGGCGGTAAGGTGACTCTGACTGTTAGCGACCCTGCTAATCCTCGTGCAAATGCATTCCGTCGCGAACTAGACAATAACGCAGATGGTGACTTTGATTGTCGTCTGAAGGTCGAGAACCTGAAGGTTATTGCTGATGACTATGAGGTAACACTCGGAAAGAAGAAGGCAATGCACTTTAACAACCTGACCAAGAAGTTGGAATACTGGTTGGC